TAAAAAACAATATGACAAATAAAATTAATTTCAATCTGCCGACAAAAGATAGTTTAAATAATATTAAATATTCTTTTTTTTCTGATTTACAGAAGGCTTGGAAGCCTAGCTGTGCTAGTGTTGTGAAATATAATACTACTAAACAATTTTATGAACTCATCGAAAAAGATTTATTAAATGAACCCGAAAATAAAGAAATTGTTATACAAAAATATCAAGCAAGATTAGTAAATGCGGATAGCAAAGAGGGAACAATACACTATCAAGCCGTTATATCTGTTAATGGAATTGACGAAAATATAGATGAATTCTGGCATTTTGAATATAAAGACTTTGCTTGGAAGTTAGCAGGTATTGAACAATATAATGAAAATTTAACTATATATTAATTGAATTAAGGAGCTATAAAATGTCGCATTCATATTTAACAGTTGAAAAATTACCTACTAGAAATTTTAAAATAAATGATAGTTTAACTATAGTTGTTGAAGAAATCCACGACGATTATTTTAGAACATCTGTAGAGTTTTATATCGAACATATACAAGGCAGAGCAAAGCATATGATAGGTATGTGGGATAACGCCCGCACAACGTCATTTATCAATCAATTTATTTGTAATAATGATGATGTGGATTTATCAAACGTTAGAGTTGGTAAAAAAATCGGCGAGATAGGCGTAGACGGCGGGCAAGTAATGATAGCCGACCCGTGCTATTTCTCACATGATGAAAACGAACAAGAACATAATATTCAAAATAGAATACAGTTAGAACAAGCAAGAAACGATGCTATTTACCAACCCACATTACAGGTAAATTATCCTACTGGGCATGCAGGTTTAGCGGTTATATCAAGTACAAGTTATGGCGATGGCTCTTATGATTGTGTAGACTTAGTTGATGGCTCAAATAGAAAAATTGGTATAGGCGTAATTTTTGGAGGTTATGAAGAGAATATAAAAAGCCAATTAAATGATAGTGATATTATGCATATCGCAGGAAATTTAGAGCAAATACAAACGCTTTTAAATAATAAAAGCAAGGATTGTGCATTACAAAAATATCATAGCAAAGAGGACTTAATAGAGGATATGAAGCTGGCAACTGTAGTAATTCAAAATTTATTAAAATTCCTTGAAGACCCAAACACTAATTATGAAGTTGAAAACAACAAAGAGGATTTATAAATGAGTGGTTTATATAATATGATTTTTGGCACTAGCCAACTTGCACCATATGTATTGCATATGCTTGGCAAAAAGCCCGAGGATTTTGGCAGAATAAGAGACGCATTTATTAGTAATGGTTATTTACAGGTATATACAAGATGTGGCGGCGGCAACCGAGAAAGCTGCCAACATGTATTCGATGAAATAGCTAAACACCCGCTTTATTCGCATAATGCTGATGATGATTACGATACTACATATTGCACTTTCTTTTTTAATATTCCTGATGAATATAAAGAAATATGCAAAGATATTCTTGATATGCCTAGCACATCGGAACGTTGGAAGCAGGCATTAGAAGCCATGAGTGATAGTATTAATAAATAGATATTAAATAGATACCAAGATATATAATCTTGGTATTTTTATAAGGTAATTATGAAAAAAATATTTTTAGGCAAATGTTATACTGGCAAGCCCATAAAACAACACGCACTTCATCAAGAAATATACAATACGCAAGGTAGGGATTATTTACTTGTTTATGATAAAAAAGATTGTACCCCTATTTATGTTTATTACGATATTATTTACACAGAAACTAGCAAATCATGGTGCGATGCTGAAAAGTATAGTGGTAGAGCCTTCCCTCTTTGTAATGTTGAAAGTATTAAAGAAGCTAAATTGCTTTGTGATAAACACGCACATAGGAATAATGCAGAAAATCGCCGATTATCTAACAATGAGTATGACGCAAAAATGAAAACAATTAATAAGCATAATCAAAAGCTTAGAGATAATTTTATGCATAAATTTATGCAGATATATTAATCATTTAAGAAACATATAAATATGGGTATAAAATGAAAATAAAATATGATGAATTAATAAAAACATATAACGATAGGGAATGTGTTTTAGATATTGATAAAGTAATTAAAAAATGGAATAGCTTATTTTGGATAGCCCGCTGGCGAGATTATGATACAAACCAATTCAGTTATAGATTAATAGTTCGTTGGTCGAAAGTCGCAAGGGAGCGGTGCAGAATAAAATGTACTATTCCTGAAAATCAAGCAAAAGAACTTATTTGTAAATTAAACCTTTTGCCATTCCCTAGTTTTTTTAATAGCGGCACATCTTTTATAAAGGCAGAGCATGCAATTTAACATAATAAACAAAGCTGAACATTATAATACACATTCTAGCGGCATTGAATGTATAGACATAATAGAAAATTTATCTTTTTGCCTAGGCAGTGCAATAAAATATGTATGGCGTGCTGGCTTAAAATCAGATAATAAAAAACAAGATTTAGAAAAAGCAATTTACTATTTAAAAAGAGAACAGGAACGGTTAGAGGAAATTGGCTACATGTATTCACAATTAAATATTAATGTTGATTATATAAATAAAATTTCTTTTGGTGAGGATTTATTAGCCTTATTTTTTCAAAAAATAAAGGAGCTTACTTTACCTGCAGTAAATAATACTGGGCTTTTTGTGGTTTTCAGTAGTAAAAAAGATAATATTTTATTAAATGAATTGATTAAATTTATTAATAAAAATATAAATTAGATAAATGCGGGACAACCCGCTTTTTTAATAGGAGCTAAGGAATGAATGAAGTAAAAATACCGCAATTTAAAATATATAATATATCTGAAAAGATAGATAAAGATTTAATTTATATAAACTCAAATGATGAAGTTGTATACATTAGTACTAATAGTAATCATAAAATCTTATATGCCCAACCCTTATATGATGTTGTTATATGCAGGTTTACAGGCTATTTTTCTAAGCAAAATATACCTTTATATGCTGATGATATTGTGGAAGACGCAAAAGGTCGAATAATGCATATTACACGCACTAGACCTAATTATATTGGATTTAAACCTATTTATGAGACTAACTTTGATTTTACAAATAAAATGTGGGAGTGGGGCATAAATTCTAAAACTAATAAAATAGACTTTAAAAGTTTAATATTAGATGTAGAAATTATAGGCAGTAAGTTTGAAACTCCCGAATTATTGGAGGCTACAAATGAATAATGATTTTAGATAAATTAAAAAATGTTTCACGTGAAACACACAAAGGATAATATGAAAACAACAAATTTTAAGGCATGGGATTATCTAAATAATAAATGGTTGGATACTAGTTTTTTATTATTAGATGATAATAATAATATTTTTATCAGAGGTGCTAAAAATTGGCAGAATGATATTAGAAATAATAAAGGAGGCTATGATACAACAGAATATACTGAACTTATGCCTATCCACCATGTAAATATATGTCGCTTTATAGGGCAATATGATAGTACAGGCAGGGCAATATATGAAGGAGATTTATATTTTTTAGGGAATAAAAAAGAAACTATCAGAATTATTGAATATAGTAATTATATTCATTATTCTAAACCAATGTGCGGCTTTAATTTAAATATAAATGAATTATATGCCTGCTTTTCTAGCAAAGATTATTATCCAATATATAACAAACAGGCTACATATTCAATATATGATAATTTAATAATTATAGGTTCTAAGTTTGACACAGATGTAGAGAAAATTTATAAAGAGGCACAAAATGAGAAAAAAGAGTAATTATAAGCCTAAAAGTAAGCAGGAGTTGCTTTATAAACTTAATAGCTTATTTGATAAAAACAAACATCAACCCCTCGAAACTCAAACGATAGAAAAAATTAAATTTAAATTTAATACATTTCATCAGAACATGTTAAACAACGTATGTACTTTTCAAGATATATTATTTTTAAACGGAATTATTATTATGCTTAAAGTTATATCAGAAAATAGTCGTAGATTAAGTTTAAATGAACAATTGCATTTATATATCACTGCTGAACCAGTAAGAAAAGATATTGCCGAAAGACATATGCAAGATAAAATAGCGGGTTATAAAGATGATAAAGAAATACAAATATTACAAAAAACTTATACAACAGTTATTAATGCATTAAACAATATGACTAATATTGTATATGATGAATTTATAAACTTAATAAGAAAGGCTCAAGCCAAAGCTGGAGCGGTAGTAGCAGAGGATTATTATTAAAAATGTTTAAGTATTATGTCTTTAATTAATACTAAAACCCAGCCAATAATAGAACCTACGACTAAAAATAATCCCTTGCCTAATTTATTAAAACTAATGCTAGTTAATTCATCAAATTTATCATTTATTGCTTTTATTTCTTTTTCTTGAAGTTTAAGCCTTTCATCATGGCTTTGTACACATTTTTTTAAATCCACGTTATCCCGTTTTAAATCATTTATAATAATTTCTTGGTTTTGTAAAATTTGTATAATTCTTTGATTTTCTTTTGATGAATTGACGCGCCATTCCTCTGTTTCCTCTTTAAAATCTCTTTTAAAAGACATTGAAATGTTGTGCTTACTTTCGATTTCCTGACGTAGCTCTTGCCTAATTACATCAATTTTATTTGATAAATTGCCTGCTATAGAATTGAAATTTGCCGTAACATTATTTAACATGTCGGCAAGTGCTTGATTACTGATATAGCTCATATTATTATCGGTTTTTCTTTTTATCATAACATCAAGAAGGTGCGGGGTTGTAGCCCCCGCATAGAAAACGCCGAGAGGATTGATTATAAGCTACAATTATAATCAATTCTATGTTGCCATAGTGCCATATTTATATTATACATAAGGCATAAAGGGTTTGCTAGATGTTATTTTATACATAATAAAAAAACTACTACAATCCATGCCCAATGTATATCTAAATTCCCCGTCGCCTTCCATATTACAATCATCAAAAACAAAAAATCTGCATGTATCATTTAAAAACCAATAATTGTCGCAATAATCTTGTTTTATTTATGTCTTGCAATGTTTTTTTAAAATTATTTATTGCGTCTTTTAAATTATAGTCATTTTCTGCCAATGCCTTTATTTCTTGTACGATATTATCGCCCTTACCTTTTATTTCATCAGGTATTTTAATTTCTTTCATTTCACAATCCCATTTAAATATGCACCTTTACGCATAGTTAAAGCCTGCAATCTTGGCTTTTTATTACCTTCTTTTAAGCCAATATGCACCCAAGTGCCTTCATAGATAAGCTGGTCGTATGTGATAGTAAACCCGCCTTCTTTCTGCAATCTTTCGGCTACTTCGTAAGGCGTACCAAATTGAGGGCATATAAAATCACACGCTAAGGCTTTTAAGTGCATACTAGTGCTAGCTCCGCCAACTGCTTTATTTACTGCTGGGCTTCTGTACATAGAATTTACTATAATCGGCTTGCCTAAAATATTACGCACTTGCTCCATTAGTTCCGCCATACGTTTTGCGTTTGCCATTAAATTATTAGGTATAGAATTATTTAAACATTTGCGTTCTGCGTATTCCGAACGGGTAAATTCATCTAGTGTAAAGTGTTCGCTTAAATTGGTCATTTTACTATTATTCCAGTTAAATTATATCTATTTATTAAATCCAAAAAATGCCTTTATTTTATCTAAATAAGTTGTTTTTTTATTATATTTATTTAGTTTATTAAAAAAGTATATTATAAATTCGTTAAAATCTTTTATGTTTTCCCCCTCAAAATATGCAATAACAACTTTATCTATATTTTCTATTTTAATTAACTTGAGTTCGCTCTGCTTATTCTTATTAAAACATTTATATAAATTTATAAAAGCATTGATAGATTGTGTTATAGCTTCATACATATTAGTATCAATAGGCTTGCTAATATTATATTTAAGCTGTAAATTACTCATCTTGCTTACATATCCTATTTTCTAATTCTAAAATATCTTGCTCATGCATATATCTATTTAATCTACCATACATAGATTTTAATTCTTGATTGCTTTTCCACGCATTACCGCCGCTTATTCTTAGTATAAAAAATACACGCAAGCAATATCTAACTGAATTTTCAGGGTTTAACAATAAATTAATTAATAGGCGTATATCTGCCTCATATCTTGTGCAATACTGCTCCCAATACATATGGTCATGCACCAAATACGAACCATTATTTAAGCTATCTTTTTGTAAAAATGGCTCTGTAAATGCGGGGCGGCTTGCTCCGTCGTTTAAAAACCCACGCTGGCATAACCTATCTATTCCGTATCTATCTTTGTATGCAAATTCTTTAACTACAACAAGCATAGTATTGTTTACCCGCTCCATTTTAGGCATTTTTGCTAGGTAATATGGCGAATTGTTTACATCATATGGCATAATTAAAATCTACCTTTTTTTAAATCTACAAGCTTACTGTATTTATTTTGGTAATGTTTATGCATAATTATATGAATAGCAAAATTACTAATCATGACTAGCGTATATAAACTTTTATCTAACTTTAAATAGCAGGCATTCAATATAGTAAATAATATAGCTATTATAAAAGGATATTTTAATAATAAATTATTCATTCTTATTGTTAAAATCATATCTAATTTATTATAGGTATACATTACTAAATCATTCCTAAAGCTAAAATATAAATTGTTTTAAGTTGTTTATATTTGCTAAATGCTTTTTCGGCATATTCAATTAATGGGTCGGCTTTATCATCAACTTTGCTTGTTATGTTTTGAATACTAGCACAGCCGTTTAACATCAAAAATAGTAATAGGATATATTTTTTCATTTAATTTCTGTAATTCCTCGTTCCTGCATTTCTTTTTGTATAGCTTCTATTTCTTCCTTACTCATATTTTTAGCTCTTTCAAGAGCTTTCTCAAATAACTCTTCTATGACATCTGCCTTACTTTTATGAGTATTAGCATTAAATTTAACCGCCCCTTTATCATCTATACAAAAATTTGCTTCGCCAATTTCAACTCCATTAAATTTTAATGGAGCTTTTCCTGTTTTATTATTCATTTATTTATTAAATCGTATTATGTAGCCTACCATACATTATAATACATTATATGAAATATTACTAAGCCAAAGTATCATTATAATAATTATCAATTATGTTTTTTAATTTTAATCTTAGCTTGGTGTTTGCTTTTGTGAGAGCTATATATAATTCCTTGACTTCTGCCATATATACTTTTGCAAACCCTTTGTCGTACTTAATAATACTGTAAGCATTAGCTATTAAATCCGCTACTTTTATTGTCTGCACTTTATCGCATTGAGTAGCTAAAAAATCCCTATCTATTTTTTTCCTTACTTCCCTATTCCCGTCTTCAAGCTTTGCCTTTTCAGTTAAGCCGATTACCATTCTTGCAACTTCCTCACCTAAAAAGGCTTCAATAATATTTATTTCTATTTTTGTATCCTCTATTACATCATGCAACCAAGCTGCGCATAGCATTTCTTTTGTATGCTCTACAGTTTCAACAATAGCCGCTACTTCTAAACAATGTCTATAATACGGCTCACCTGTATATTTGCGTTTTTGCCCTATTGCTTCATGTGCAGTAATTGCCATGATTTTAGCAAGCCTAATTTCTTGTTCTAATTGTGAATACTCAAGAGAATTGTAAGACATTATCTACCTTGTTTTTAATACATTGTATGTTTATTATATCAATATTAAATTAATTATCAAATTTTTTTAAATGTACATTAAAAACATGTTCGATAGTTTCCGCCCAACTTTTAGGTAATCCGCCTATTTCTGTTGGTAAAAATGGGCGTGCGGGTATCTTACCTATTTTTGCAGACTTAAACGGGTGGCTAGCTCCTTTAAAATACAATGCTTTTTTATTTTTAGGGAATAACTGCATTGCAGAACGCCCAAATTGGTGGGTAGGTGCATAGATTATGTTTGTACCAAAGTCTATGCGTTCGCCGTTTATTGTATATGCAATACTTTTACTTAGATTGCCCGATAACGTCAATATTTGCCCTTCACGCCATTTAAGCGGCTTCCATTTGTTGCCGTACGGGTCTTGCTCATCTTTAAATGCTAAGGCTATGGTTTCAGTTATTGAGTTGGCTATATCTTTTTTTATCTTTGAGAAATTAGCACCTTTTATATATAACCCTTCTAATTTTTCACGCAAACCCGCAATATCAATATTTAATATAGTCATATTATGCCACTGTGAAAGTGAATGTTTTGCTTTGCTGTAAATATATAACTGATATATTTCTAGGAATAGCGACAATGCTTAATTGTGTACCGCTTGCATAACCAACATTTATATAATCGCTGTCTATATCTATGGTTGCGTTAGTTGTAATACTATTATATGTTGCCGCTATTTGTAATGTTGCACCTAGGCAGTTTATATTTTCCCAAAATATCTGATTATTATTTAATAATGTCATATTATCTATATATGCAACTGTAACATTTGGTTCATCAGGAATTGAGACTATACCTTCAAGCCCATACTCTGCCGCATAATATTCTGCTATATCACGTATAGCCGTAATCTTAGCTTCGTAATTTTGTAACGGATTAATTGCAGTAATTCTATATCTAGAGCCAACATCTGCTTTAGGCGAACCCAAAAATATAAAGTCTTCGGGTATGCTTTCAAAATAACCACTATTAGTATTTAATGTATAATTATTATCTAAATAATAACTCGCAGCGTTACTATTCCAGTTAGTAATAATTTGCAGGCGGTTATTACTAGTAATAATTGTATTAAATGTTAGTAATTCGCCTCTTGGCGTTTTTACTGCCATGTTATAGGCGGTATTTATTGGCTCGCTCAAAGTACATGAAACATCAATAAATTTAACAATGCCTGTATCAATAATGAAGGCAGTAATCCGTCCGCTATCTGCCCATTTTGTTAAATCATGCGCCACTTTTATAACATCGCCACGCTCTAATACTAAGCTTTCCGTTCCTGTTTCAAACTCTAATATTTCTTTATGATAAAATTCACTAGCAGCCGCTAGCCTGCATTCTCTTATCGCTTGTGATGTGTTTGTAACGCCGTATAAATTAATACTAGCTGTATTTAGTGGATTAGTAACTAATGGTACATTGCTTCTTGTGCTAGCTGGCTGAAAATCATTGTCTCGGTCAATATATGTCATTACATATTCATCTGCATTTACTTTATTATCGTAACTTAATGTAAATGTTTTTGCTTTAATGTTTGACATACCAAAAATTGCAGTTACTGGGTCATCGGCTCTATGAAATACAACGCTTATTTTGCCATTTCTAAGATGATAACTAGCACGTCCAATACTTGCTATTTCTGTAAGTATTTTGTAAGGCTCTTGCGTCCCGTCTAATTCTAAATCAATATATAACTCTTTTTCATCACAATATGTCGCCCAATCTGCTAATCTTTCAAAATCTATTAAATCATTGGTTACGCCAACGCCAAATATCTGGCTTTTATTATTTGCGTGATAACCCAAAAACCAGCCGTCTCTATAAAGAGGGTGGTTTATTGGTGTATTTTCATTAAAATAACCGCCTAAAACAATATATAGATACCACCACGCAGGATTGCGTGTTGTTTGCCACGCCCAGCCACGCCCATAAACTGCGGGTAAAAACTGCGTATCGCCTCCGCTAGATTGTAAAACCCATGTTTTCGCTTCTATTAATACGCTTAATCTATCAATAGAACCGCTTATTTGTTCACTTGCTTGAATTTGTAAAGCAATTCTATTTTGTGCTGGATATTTTATTAGTTGCTGATTAAATAAATTAATATTATCAATATTAATCTCTTCGTTTATATTACTATTGTTTGCGTCGGGAGTTATTTTCCTTACTGCTAATTCTATATTTTTATAAACGTTTGGTAATTGTTTATAATAAGTTTTAGTAAATAAATCGCTGTCATTGTTTGAAAGTGTAATATTGTCT